GAGGCGCTGGCAGGCTTGGGCGCGGGGGCATGGGATGAGCGCGGGCGAGGCGCGGAGGCAGGCTTGCGGCCTTGCCAGAGCCTGTCGGGCCAGGCGGGAGGGCCAGCCTGCAGGGCCATGCGGGAGGGGCAAGCCGGGCACCTGCCCTGGCCCCCTGTTTGCCTTGCGCCGACATTGAAACCGACATTAAACCGACAAACATCCCCCCTCTAGGGGGGGGATGTTGTCTGTCGGGATTCCTCAGGCCGATTTAGCCCGATTTGGCCCGACAAGGCCCGACAAAAAAGACGAAAACGCAAAATTGAGCGCAAAATGTTCCGACATGACCCATTTGTCGGTTGTGTTTTTGCAACACTCCGCGCAAGCCATTGTTTTTAATGCGAAATAAAATAGTAACGTGGCTTATAGTATACTATTGTTATGATCTACTGTTTTTGCGTGCGGGGACGCGCGCAAAGGCCCGCCTTGGCGATAGTAAAAGCGGTAACCGGCTACCGCATTGCCCCGCTTTATGCGGTATTCCGCTACCGCATGCGTCATCCCGCCGCATGATATTCCGCCATTTCCCGATAGATGGGGGTCTATTAGGTATTGCGCCACGCGCAAAGCTAGGGCATATAAGACGGGCCAAGCTAAAGGACACGCCATGCTCCCCAAACGCATCAAGACACTTCGCGGCCATACCGCCAAGGCCCGCTACCTTGCTACCTTGCAGCACAAGGATAGCGGCAATCTGAATATTGCCGGCCATCTGGCTAACCATCTCATGCCGGCACGCTCCCCTTATTCCCATTCGCCGGCATATCGGGTTTATCGCACCGCGCCGGCGGACATGCGCTTTAGCCAGTGCGTTGTCATTATCGAGACATTTCACGCGAAGCACGAAGTTTGGGCGGTAGAGCCGGACCTTGTGGAAAGCGAGGAAATCGCCATCCAAGCCTATATCGACAGCTTAGCCACTTAACCCCTTAAACCGGAGAAACCGCCATGCAAATCAAAATGAAACCTGAAACCATCGCCCGCCGCGCCGCAGAAAGGGCAATTGAAACCGCCACCCGCCGCGCCGGCCATGCCAAACGCCTTGCGGAATTGGTAGAACGGGATGGTCCCGATAGCTTATGGCCGGAATTGTTAGCCGAACACTTGGCGCGTTTGCCGGCGGAGGCTTAACCCATGCCCCCGCTCTACGAAGGCCCTTGCGCCTATGCCGTGCCCGCCAAAGCCGGTTTTGACGTTATCGTGTATTCGACCAATGCCGTGCAACACGTTAGCGCCGGGACGGTGCCGGACGCGGTTATGGCAGAAAGGCTTTGCCGCCGCTTGAACGCCTATCCCCGCCAGTCCCGGCAATCGCACGGATTGCTTTAACCCGCCGCCCCGCCCTAACCCAAAGGAAGCCAAGCCATGAAATATTATTCTAAGTTTACCCGCGATTTTACCCGCACCATCAATTTAGGCCCGCTTGTTGTTTCGGGCTTGGCAATCGGAGAAAGCCGGGAAGTATTGCCGCCCCGCGTTCATGTTCTGGAAAGCAAAGCCGGACAAGTTGCGGTCTGGAGAACCAAAAAAGCCCGTGACGCTCACATTGCCGCCATAAATGCAGAAGCCCCCGGCGCAGCTATTCCCTGCGAAGCCTAATATCCCCGCCCTAACCCAACGGAGAAACCGCCATGAATGCCCCTTGGAACATCAAGCAGCTTCAATCCGCCATGCAGGAAGACCTTGCCCTATGCCATAGCGCGTTTGAGCGCGGCATAATGCGTGCAATAGCCGGTAAGGAATTGCGCGAGCGGGCGGCGGAAATAGCCGCAACCCGCCAGCTTACCCCCGGCGAAATTGCCATTGCCGAAAGCTATGGCTACCGGCCCTATTGACCCCGCCTAGATATTGCGCTAAGAACAACCCGCCAAGCAACTAAGAAAGGGATCATCATGGACATTTGGAACACAGAAACCGCCATTGCCGAAATTCCGGGCCTTGATATCGATATTCCGGCATGGATTAGCGATGACATTAGCCCTGCGGACGTTGCCGCCATCGTGCAAGGCGGCTGCGCCTCAGGCGCCTATATGCCGGCCGTCACCTACCGCACGGCGCTGGCGACTATGCAGGAACACGGGGATGACGTGCTGCGATACCTGCAGGATAATCTGGGCGAACTGCCCCGCCCGAAGGACGACGAAAGTTGGGCTGGGATGGCTGTCCATTACCTGTCAGCCGCCGTGGAACTCTGGGCCAGCGGCGTCGAAAGCCAGCTGGAAGAGTTCGAGCCGGAAGAGGGGGTGGTATGACCGGCGAACACACACCCGGCCCGTGGGCCTTAGACGACAAAACCGGCAGCCTCACTTGGGGTGATGTCTCTTTCGGCGCTCCGGTGGGCGCTGGCGGTTTTGTCGTGGCGTCTTATAGCGTCACGACGATCCCGCGCCACCAGCAGGCGGAACGGTTGACCGTCGAACACCGCGCTAACGCCCGCCTTATAGCCGCCGCGCCCGATCTGCTCGACGTGCTGGGCTCCATCGATGAGGCTTGCCAACAGGGGCTAAACAGCCCAGACGGCGCTCATTGGGAAGCGGCACTGCTCGACATTATGGCACTAGCCCGCGCAGCCATCGCCAAGGCAACGGGTGAAGCATGACCTGCTACCAGCCACCGCCCCGCCGCCTGCCGCCGGGCATAGCTGCCGCGCGTTACGTTGTCGGCGTTGCTGTCTTGGCCGCGTTGTTGACGGCCATGCTTGCCGCCGCGCCGGTACTGGCGGCGCTAATAAATTATTAACCACCACCAAGGAAGGACATAACAATGAAGGTATTGGTCACTGAAAAAGAAGGCGAAGGTTTAGAGGCATTGCTGGGACAGCGCGTCACGCTGTTCTGCATGAATTATATTTACACAGGGAAGCTGGTTGGCGTTAACAGCACATGCGTCAAGCTGGAAGATGCGGCCATCGTTTACGAGACCGGCCCGCTGAACGATAAGAAATGGACCGATGTGCAGGCGTTGCCTAATGCGTGGTACGTGCAGACCGGCGCGATTGAAAGCTTTGGGTTGCTCAAGTGAGGGGCTTAAAACAAAAGTTTAGGTCGCGGTCGGGGTCGCGGTCGGGGTCGCGGTCGCGGTCGGGGTCGCGGTCGGGGTCGTGGTCGGGGTCGTGGTCGTGGTCGGGGTCGGGGTCGCGGGCGTGGGCGTGGTCGCGGGCGCGGGCGTGGTCGCGGGCGCGGGCGTGGTCGCGGTCGCCATGACGCTTCACACAAAGCGCATGAACCGGCAGGATTGTGTCAGCCTGGTCAAGTCTATGGGCTGGCCTGAGCCGCCGCGTTCACGGTGCTGGATGTGCCCCAACCAAGGCCCAGCCGAATGGGATGACCTGGACCGCAACCACTCGGCAGACGCCGCAAAGGCAGCCGCGTTCCAAACTGAAATTCAGCAACGTGACCCGACGCTTTACCTGCGCGACGCCAAGGCGTCAGCAGGTGATTGCATGTCGGGTCTGTGTTTCACCTAATAGGAGGGCCAGCAATGGAACACACACTCTCCAAGGCGCTGTGTGCACTGCAAGAAGGGTTGCGCGATTTTGATGCCGAAGATGCCGCGCTGATACGCCAAGCCGCCGACGCCCTAGACGCCCGCGCTACCACTGAGGCGGAGTGGCAGGACATAAGCACCGCTCCGAAGGATGGGACGCGCGTTGTCCTAGCGTACAACCCCGCCGCGCGCATAGGGCGCGGCTGGGACGGCTCTGTTGAAGGCTATTGGCGTCTAGATAGAACGTGGTTTCCTTTGCTCAACCCCACCCACTGGATGCCGCTGCCCCGCAAGCCCGGAGAACACAAATGAGGATTAAAGGCCGCAAGATTTTTTACTGGCTCACGGGTGGGCGTCCCATGCAGCATGTTGGCTACGCCTTCACAGACAAGGTGACTGGCCGCGAGGTCGATTACTTCCGAGACGACATTGGGCAGAATTGGATGGCGGAACACGCTTGGGCACTTTTCCGCGTCCCTGTTTACGGAGAACCCAAATGAGTGATCACCCCACTGAGGCGGAGTGCCTTGAAATCCTCAAGTATGAAATGCGGAAGCTTGGCCTAATTTACTTAGGCAGTGATCCTACTGGCAAAACACGCGACGAAAGCATGATGCTTGCAGCCATCGCCGCCATGATGAGGGTAACAAATGGACAGTAAGAACTGCACCACCTGTCAACGCCAGTTGCCGCTTTCTGAATTTTATAAGCGCAAAGACCGGCCCTCCTTAATGTCGCAATGTAGGGGGGAATAGATGCTTTACATCATGACATATCCCAACGGCGAAGCATTGTGGTTCGAGAGCTTGGACGCCGTGCTGGAATATATCGACTTTGACGCATACGATCCCAACAAAGGCAAAATCTATCGCATTTTGCCGGGCGGGACATGGATCAACGCCGCGCGGGAAATAGAGATTGCCATTGCGGAGCATGAGCGCGAAAGGCGTTGGGACGACGCGCACATTGCGTATGTTTCTAGTCCAGAAAAGACGGGGCGGACATGATGGTCAAGCTAAGAGCAGTACCCTATGCGGTAACATGCAGGTGCCGCGTCATGCTGCCCAAGAACGCGACGGCGCGGTGGGACAAGACGGACCGGCTTTGGTATGATTGCTATATATGCCGCCCCAGGCCCCAAGATGCTAAGAAGGACAAAGCAAATGAAACTTGATCCTGTCATAGTTTCAATAATGGTCGGACTTGTTATGTTCTGGTCAGGCTTTATTTGGATTGTGCTAACCTTTTTCTGAGGGGTAAACATGCTGCATCATGATAAGGACGCCAGGCGCATATTGGCAGAGCTGGCGGAAGGCTGCGCTTCGACGCAGGATTACGTTGATATGATTTGGGCGCAGCGATACACCCAGCCTAGCCCGCCAGCGTCAACAGGTTGGCCGTACAGGGCAAGCGCCGGGCTTGTGCAGCCTAGCAAGCTACGGAAAGTGAAATGAAGGCAGTTGATTTTCTCGCCCAATGCCAAGCCGTCATCCGCGCGCGTGGCGAGCAATATGGCGACGCTCAGGCAAACATGTCTGATACGGCTAGGCGGTGGTCCGGCGTTCTAGGCGTACCAGTGACGCCGCATCAGGTCGCGCTAATGATGATTGAATTAAAATTGAGCCGCCTTAAAGCCGGAATGTCGCTTGACAGCGTGACTGACATAGCCGGATATGCTGCTATCTTGCAGGAATTACTGACAGAATAAACGCGCCCCGCCGGTCCCTGCGGTCAGCGCGGCCCCCTTGGCGTTGCTTGGCGGTTCCGCCAGGGGGGCACCTAATCGGCCATAATCCAAATGCCCTTGCCCGCCTCGACAATCCTTTGGGCATCACGCAGCATCTTCGCGGCTCTTAGGATGCTTGTCCCCGCTGTTTGAGCATTGCAGGAAAACGCCTCCATTGCCTTGTGGCGCATTTCGGCGTCTGTGACGCGCTTGCCATTTGCCAGGAGGCTAAGGATCAGGGATTCGTATTTTCCTTGCTTGTTGCTTTGGCGGATTGCCTCAACAGGATCATGGAAATTAGCGACAAGGCTTGTAATATCCTCGCCGTCCTCATCCTTGCCAAGCACTTGCCGGTCAAGGTCGAAGTAAAGGCCCTTAGTTAAATCGCCGTCCTTTTGCTTGGTAACATCTATCCGCGCGTTCATACCTTCAGGGTCGCTGCGGTAGCAGCCAAGCAGGAAATCGACGTTAGCCGTTATGGCGCTAGAGCCGCGCGGGCGTTCTGTGGCATTGTGGCCGGTATGATGAATGACGATAACCGTGCAATTGAACGCGGCCCGTAGCTCGCTGTTTATCATGCGCAGATATGTTGCAATGTCGCTGGAGCTGTTTTCGTCGCCCGCAAATGTCTGCGAAAGCGTGTCAATGATGATGAGAACAGGTATCTCAGGCAACGCGGCTATGGATGCCCGCAAAGCCCCGATCTCTTGCTTGTCTGATAGCAGCAAAGGCGTGCGGCAATAGTAAAGGTTTTCCGGTACGTCAACGCCTTGGTGCCATGCGTCAACGCGGCGTGATACGCCTGCACCGCCTTCGGCGGCAACGTAATAAACAGCACCCTTCGCTGTTTTACGCTTTGCCCATTCCTTGCCATGTAAAACTGATAAGGCTAAGTCAATGGCGATAAATGACTTGAACGTGCCAGATGCGCCAAAAATCATGCCCATGGCGTCTTGCGGAATGATGTTTTTCACCAGCCATTTGACGTTCTTTGTTGCCTCTTTAACCTGGCTGTGGGTTTCCGTAAGGTTTGCGGGCTTGATGGGCCCAGGCTCTTTGGGCTGATATTTCTCAGCCCCTTGCACCATGCGAACTAGCTCATCGCCAAATCGCTCGCGCCAGCGGTCAAGCTCCGGCCCTTCCTTTTCTGGCTTGGATGCCAGCATGATCGAGCGCAGGACATTGACGGTAGCACCAGGCTTGAGGCCGGATGCCACTAGGCTGGCCGATAGCTTCATAAGCGGATCGTGGTAAGACCGATCTTCAAGGTTAGGCGAAATGATGGACTTGAATAGCTCTACCGCGTCGCCCGTGCCTTCCGGCTTGGGCTTTGGCGCTTCAATGCTTTTCTTGATGGCGTCTAGATCGAGGCCAAACGTCGCTACGGCGTCCGCGAGGGTGTAAACCTCATCCATCTTGCTAAAGAGCAAGCGGGTTGTGAAATAGCCTTCCTCGCGTTTCTTAGTGTTGGTGCCAACGGGCAGGCGGGCATAGCGAACGGGGTTGTTGCCGCTGCTATCGGCCTTGATGTAACCGCTTGCGCCCATTGCCTGCAGCACAGCGTCAATGAGGCCAGCGTCGCGGGTATCGGGATCGCTAGGGTCTAGCAGGACGCCGATTTGATAGTTGTTGCGAGACGTTTCGAGGGCATAGGAATAGCCGCCGACAAGATCGTTAAGCGAAGCCGGGGAAATGTCATCGGCCAAGAGTACGGCTAGACGGCTAAAGCACTCTTTGGACCGGCGTTTGTTGCCGCCCCGCGCGTTCATAACGCTCACGCAATAATAGTTATTATCTTCATTGCGTTTGTTGATGATTACTTTTTGCGCGTCTGTGCCGGTCCATGACGATCCTGCCCAGACTGTAACCGGGGCTTCGCCGGGATCGCTGGCAAAGCTAGTGGTCCAGCCATAGTCGTCCCGCAGCCTGCCGTAAACGGCAGCCAGGAACTCGCTATTTTGCATGGTAAAGCCCTATTCGATAATGATGCCGGAAATGTCAGCGAGCGTTATTTTGATGTTTCGGCTTAGGGCGTGGTTTAAGAGCTTGATCCAGTATTTCTGCGGGATTTGTCCGTTTGTACCGTCTGTGGTGATCCACCGGCTGACTGTGCTGGGATTAACGTCTAGGATTTTGGCTGTGGGCGTGACGCCGCCCAGGCGGCGGATAACGGAATAGGCCGGTTCACAACGGCCTTTGATGTTTGCCATGTCAAATCCCTATTGGTAGTGATTTGCTCAATATGCATAACGATAAAGACCGTGCAAGTGTTATTTTTATAAAAAAACATCTTGCGCGTCTTGCAAACATGGTGTTACGCATGACGCTCTGATTTTGGAGCCGCCATGAAAACAAACAGCGAAATAGAATTAGAATATCTGGCCGATGCCTTGATAATGGCAAAGGACGCGGAGCGCAAAGCTAATGCAGCCCGCATAGAAATTGAAGACAAGATTCTGGCTTTGTCCCCAGCCAAGGAAGAGGGATCGTCTAGCCGGACGTTGGCGAACGGCTATAGACTGACTTGTATAGGCAAGGTTTCGTACAAGGCCGATTTGGACAAGCTCATTACAATTACCAAAGGCTGGCCCATAGAGTATTTGCCAATTAAAACAGAGGTTAAGGCTGACGAAAAAGTGCTGAAGCACATTCGCGCCAGCCGCCCTGATCTGTGGCGTGAAGTAGCCTTGGCAGTTACCACGCAACCCATGAAAACCAACGTGACCATAGAGGAAAAGAAAAATGGCGTTTGACCTAAAGAGCATCCGTAAGAATGACGCGATGGCCGCGCCGCGCATTATGGTTTACGGCGTTGAGGGCATTGGTAAATCAACATTTGGTGCCGGTGCGCCTAACCCCATCTATATTTTGACTGAGGACGGTCTTGGTTCCTTGAACGTCAATCACTTTCCGCTGGCAACATCATTTCAAGATGTGATTGACGCCATTGCCACGCTATACAAGGAAAACCACGCATTTGAGACTGTGGTTATTGATAGCTTGGATTGGTTGGAAGCCATCATTCAGCGTGAGATCGAAGCTAAGTATGACGCTAAGGATTTGGCCTATGGCAAGGGATCGCTGATTGCGGCAGAGCGTTGGCGGGAAATTTTGGACGGCCTGAACGCCCTGCGCAATGACAAGGGCATGGCGGTCATTCTTATTGCCCATACGACGATCAAGCGGTTTGATAGCCCGGAAGTCGAGCCATATGATCGCTACCAGCCCAAGCTACAGGAACGCAGCAACGCTGTGGTCCGTGAGTGGGCGGACGCGGTGCTGTTTGCCAACTATAAGACCATCGTCAAGAAGGACGATGTAGGCTTTAACCAGACTAACAATCGCGGCATCTCGACGGGCGAGCGGTTGTTGTTTACCAGCGAGCGCCCCGCTTACATGGCGAAGAATCGCTACAACATGCCAGAAAGCATCCCGTTGTCGTGGGAAGCATTTACCCAAGCCATCAGCTAACCAAGGAGAAGACTAATGCCTGTATTTGATTTTGACGTTTCGACCTATGAAGCCCCCAAGCGCACCAGCTTTGAGCCCCTGCCACCTGGCGATTACAATGCCATGATTACCGACAGCCAGATGAAGATTACCAAGTCCGGCACGGGCGAATATCTGGAGCTTACGCTTCAGATCATCGAGGGCGCTCATTCTGGCCGCCGTCTGTGGGAACGCCTTAACGTGGTCAATTCTAACAAGGTTGCCGAGGAGATTGCTCGTTCGCAGTTGAACGGCATTAAGCTGGCTTGCAACATTGACAAGCTGGAAAGCAGCGAGCAGTTGCACGACATTCCGTTCATTGTGTCGCTGGACATTGATCGCCGCGACCCGACTCGCAACAAGATCATGGGTTATACGCCAGCTGGCAGCGCTCCGCGTCCGGCTACTGCCGCGCCGTCTAATAAGAAGCCGTGGGAGCGTAAGTAATGCCCCCGCTGCCCGCGTCCATGCACACCACGGCTCGCAAAATTTATGAGTGGTACGAAAGCAAACAAGAAGGCCACCGCGAGCATCTTGGCGCGTCATTGATCGGGCATCATTGTGATCGGTTTTTATGGCTGACATTCCGCTGGGCTGCGTCCCCTCAATTTGAGGGGCGCATCCTGCGGTTGTTCGATAGTGGCAAGCGCGAGGAGGGGCGCATTTATGATGAATTACGAGCCATCGGGGTGGAATTACACACCGAGGAAAACGGTAAGCAAATCTCTTGTCGTGACGATACCGGCCATTTTGGCGGTAGCATTGACGGCATTGGTTTGGGCTTCCCGGAAGCGCCCAAAACCTGGGCCGTCCTCGAAATAAAGACATCCAACAACAAGGCATTTACCGCGCTCAAGGCCAAGGGCGTTGAGACGGAGAAGCCGCAGCATTATGCCCAGATGCAGACGTACATGGGGCTAATGAAGCTGGACCGGGCGCTGTACATTTGCGTCAACAAGGATACGGACGATCTGCATACCGAATGGGTGCATTACAATAAGGAAGTGTTTGGCGACTTGCTTCACCGCGCCCAGCGGACGATCAAGCGTTCGACGCCTGCCGACAAGATTAGCCAAGACCCGTCTAATTGGCAGTGCAAAATGTGCGACATGTATAAGCTATGCCACCAGGGCGAGCCTGCGGAAGTCAATTGCAGGACATGCTGCCATTCCACGCCGATAGACGGCGGCAAGTGGCATTGCCATGAGTATGACAAGGTTCTGTCTGTAGAGGATCAGCGCAAGGGCTGTGACAGCCATATATTCATTCCGGCGCTGATGCACGGAACGCCTATAGACGGCGAACGCAATTTCGTTGAGTATTTTATTGAAGGCACTAACGAGACTGTCAAAAACGGCCCCGCGCATGTGACAAGCAAAGAGATTGTCAAGCGCGGGCGCAAAAAATCTGAGCGCAAGGAAGACGTTAGCAACCTTGAGGGATTTAACGACGATATTCCATTTGGGAACTAGCCATGCACTACAGCCGATATGATTCAAAGGAAGATACCAAAATTCAAAACGTGGCCCTTGAAATACAGCATCGCCATGATGACCGCCTTTACATTTACCATCATGCCAAGTCCGTTGAGTTAATTCGGTACAATGCTCAACGCGGCATGTCGCGTAATGCCATGCGGCGCATATGGTCTGATCGTTTGCTTAATTTAGTGCTAGGACATGAGGAGCCAAAATGACCGACATGATCGAACGGGTGGCTATGGCTATCAAATACTGCGGCGCATATTCACCGGATTGGCAAGGCGGCGATGAGGACCTGACCATCATGGCCCGCGCCGCCATTGCCGCCATGCGTGACTGCACCCCAGAAATGCTGGACGCCGGATCAGGCGCGCACCCGGCTGGCGGGTACACGCGCGGGACGTTGCTCAACGATATTATTGAGTGCGAGTGGGTGGCGATGTGTGACGCCGCGTTGGAATGTTCTACGAAACAGACTGAGAAATAAAGGAGCCACCTTGTCGTACCTGCTAGACCCGCGCATCTTCAACTTCGCAATCATGTCCCTGTATGGGCTGGCGGTCACGCGCTGGCTGTTCGCGGGGAACCTTTGGGCGGCTGGATATTGGTCCTGTGCGCTGGGCCTTACCATCATAATCACGTTCGGGAAAACACATTGAGCCGGATCGAGACAATCGGAAACGCTACGCTCTACCTTGGCGACTGCCGGGAAGTCATGCCGACGCTCACCCGCTTCGATGCGCTCGTAACCGATCCGCCCTATGGCATCAATAAGGACGGCCAGGCGCAATCCACCGGGGGGCACGGTGGGCGCAAGGGCTACGAGTTTATGGGTTGGGATACTGAGCGCCCGGACGCCAGCACCTTTGCCATGATCTTGGACGGCGCGGATCAGCATGTCATCTGGGGTGGAAACTATTTCGCGGACCTTTTACCCCCTACCGGGAAATGGCTTGTCTGGGACAAAGGCCAGCGGATCAAACAATCGGACGGCGAACTGGCATGGACTAGCGCGCAGGGGGCGCTCCGCATCTTTGAGCTTAACCGGGTGGCGCTTATGACGGACGGGGCCGAACACCCTACCCAGAAGCCGGTCGAAGTCATGCGCTGGTCAATACAGCAACTCGCCGGGCCCCAAACGATACTAGACCCCTTCATGGGTAGCGGCACGACCGGAGTGGCCGCTGTGGACCTCGGCAGGGCGTTTGTTGGCATCGAAAGAGAGACAGCCTATTTCGATATAGCCTGCCGCCGGATCGAGCAGGCCCACCAGCAGCCGCGCCTATTTACGGACGAAATTGTGAAACCTTTTAAACAAACAGCCTTTATATAGGGAGCCTACATGATCATCCTTGGCATAGACCCCGGCCTGTCGGGCGCGTTGGCGTTCCTTGACACCAAGACCGGCATGATCGCCGTGGAGGACATGCCTACCGTTGAGGTCAAGCGCAACAATAAGCTCAAGCGCGAGGTTAGCCCGCAGCTTGTGGCGGCCATTATCATTAAACGCCATATCGGGGCGGCCTATTTGGAAAAGGTCAACGCAATGGCCGGTCAAGGCGTCAGCAGCGTGTTTAGCTTTGGACGCTCTGCGGGCATCATAGAAGGTGTCCTGGCGGCCTTTGACATACCTACCACTCTAGTCACGCCCCAGGCCTGGCAGAAGGCTATGAACGTCAGGGACGGCAAGGACGGCAGCCGAGAGCGGGCCATGCAGTTGTTCCCGGCCAGTGCCGAGCTATTTCAGCGTAAAAAAGACGATGGGCGGTCTGACGCGGCCCTGATAGCCAAATATGGGTCGCAGACATGAAAACCATACGGGTTAGCATCGATTTTGACGTTGAGTACGACGACACAGAGCCGGGCGCGTTTGAACGGGCTATGATTATTGTTAATGAATTGCTGGATATTGAGGTTGACCTAGACACCGTTCGGGTCGTCCAAAGCAGGAGCTATTCATGATGGAATGGCCCAAAAGTAAGATTGCCGAGCTGGTCAAGCTGGCCGCGCAAAATCTTAGCTATAGCGAAATAGCCAGAAAGCTGGGCATTACCAAAAACGCGGCTATTGGCAAGGCCAGGCGGCTACGCATTTCCAAGCCGCCCGCTGAGTCGGTAATCAAGCAGCGCAAGCCTACGCCCAAGCCCAAGGAAAAGCCCGCCCCTAAGCCGCCCGCGCCCGCGCCTGGCGCGACCATGCTGGAAGGTATGCGGTTTGTGCCAATGATGGAGCTAAGGGAAAACGACTGCCGTTATCCTGTTGACAAGGAAGGCGAAACGGTTTTCTGTGGTCTGCCCAAATTCAAGCACTCATTCTGTGAGGCCCACGCGGCCAAGTGCTATATGCCGCCTAGACCATTGGCTCCGAATTCCGGGCGAAGGACTTAGCTTCCATTTCGACTTCAGCCACGCGCTTGCCCCAGCCTTTGCCAAACGTGGCCCAGGTCGGCAGGGATTTCAGGAAGTCTAGGCGGCGCTGGCTGTAGTCCTCAATGAACTCGACAGGATCAGCCTCCTGTATAGCCGCCAAGGTCTTCGGGCCAAGGCTGCCATCGACCTTCTGATGCAGGACGTACTGGGCCAGCTTGACCGCCCGCCCTAGCCCTGAATTGACCGCGCAATCGAACAGGCAATAGTCCACCCCATGCGGCAGGGCGTCCCCGTGGATGGCGTCCCAATAGCGGGCTTTATAGACAGGCTGGACGGCCTCCTGCGTCAGGGCGCGCATATCCGCCTCCGACGCTGACTTGCCCGTGTGGGCGTCCCATACGGCCTTTGTAACGCCCAGATTGGTCATCCCGCCGGGGTCTTTGGGGTGGTTTACAAAGCCGCCTTCGTGCCGTAGCAGGAGGCGCATGGCGTATTCAAAGGTCTGTTTCATTTTTCGTTCATTACCCGGCTGCCTAGCACACCGCAGAACACGCCAACTACGGTCTGGAAGGCGGGGCCTAAAATCTTGAAAATAGCCTCATTGTCCACGATAGGGTCAAACAACCCGGCCAGCATGACTATGATGACCGCCAGCAGGACTAGGGCCAACGTGCAGACTACGATCATGTAGATCAACGGGACAACGGGCGGGGGAGTCATTTCTTGCCCAAAGCGTCAGCTACGGACGGCACAATCTTTTCGACTGACCGCCCGATCACATACCCACCCAGGCCAAGCTGCACGATGTCCCATAGCTTAAGATACTCAGCTTCCTGCAAGTTAGGCGCAGCAAAGCCAAACCACCGGGCCGTAATCAGGGCCACGAAAACCAGCATGGTAATAGGCCGCCAGCTAGCCGCTAGAAACGACCCGCTGGCCGCCTCTGCCTTGACGATCTCAGCCGCCCCCTTCTGAAGCTCTGTCTCAGCCGCAAGCTGGGCCAAGGCCCCAGACTGCTGCAGCTCCATTAGTTTCAATTTGGCAGCATCTCTTTGGGCCGGATCGGGCCAAAGCCTATCAATTAGCTTGCCACCAACGTCAAATGCAGCACTTACGGGGTCAAACGCCATGAGACACCTACTTCAGGTTAACCAGCTTGTAGTGCGTGGACGAATATGTCTGCATCAGATCGTCAATCAGGTTTTCTATCATAGTATTCTTTTTGGCAATCTTATCGCGGTTCTGAACAAGCCATGACAGCTCGTTGCGAACCGTGTCTGCCATGTTGCCCTTCGGGATCATGGTAATGCGTACTTCGTTAATCAGGCCATAATAGCCCTGATATGCCTCTACGATTGCGTCAATCTTGTCGATCAGGTCATCGTACAGCTTACCAAGCGCCTTATGCTCGCTGTAGGACTTGGTCGCCCAATGCGACAAATGCGCGGCATTGCGAAGCGCAAAAACGTGGCTAACTAGCTCTTCAATCATGATTTGGTTACTCCATGTCCGGCCAGAAGCATCATCATGCCTAAAGCAGCCACGCCCACGAACCAGTAAATCTTCTGAGCGACAGACTTGCCGATCTGCTCATAAACCTTTTCAATAGCCCGGTCTGCCGCGCGTTCGGCAATGGCGTTCATTTCCGCGTCGCTCAAAGGTTCGCTCATGCTGTGGCTTCCGGCTGCGGGGCAAGCTGCGGCTGAACCTGCTTGCGGATTTCGTTAACCACGCCTTCGACCTGAACGAATGGCATATTGCCAAGCGCGGCCATGATGACGTTGATCTGCTCAAGGCTAAGTTCGAGAGTCATTACTTACTCCAAGGGAGTGGCGGGGTTAAAGCATTAATTTGCGTGTCAAGGTACGCTTGAATATCGTCCTTGTTAATTACGCCCCAAACCCAGCCCAGCACCTGATCCTGCGTGAGGTCGGCGTAAGGCGTGTAAGGGTTGCCAGCCGTATAAGTGACAGACGTAGTGCCCGGAATGGTGGCAGTGTTGGACGGCGTCTGATAGTCGCTTGCCGTGCATATCCAGCTGACAAGAAATACAACGTCAGTTTCGCCTTCATGCTCTGGGTAGCACTGCATAGACGTAATTTGCCATGTGTAAGTGTTAGTCATTAGTTGTTCTCCTCTAGTGCGGAAATGCGAGCTTCAAGCTGGAAAATATACAAATAGGCTTCCTCAAGCGATGCCAGAACCGCGTCTGAGCCAGAGAACAGGCCGTGCCCTGCGGCCTGACCGAAGCGCGGCAAGTGCAGGTTTTCTTTTGCAAACGCCTTGACCTCGGAAAGCGGTTTTAAACCGTCATATTCCGCAGCGCCTTCTTTGTCCGCAAACTTGACAATCTGACCCGTTGCCCAATGCTCCAGAACATAGTCCGGGTTGGTGTAGGCGGTGTTGTTCTTGTAAATGTCGCCTGCAAAGTTTGCCGTGCCTGCTCCCTTATTACCCCCAGTGGGAGCGCCAAGAACCAAACCCGGCGTAAAGGTAAACGCACCGCCGCGAAGATACCTAAATACAATTGCAGAATTGGTTACGTCATACAGCGTCGCTTCAGAATCTGCCGTTATACCAAGACCCAATTTAAACGAATTAGCAGCGCCGCCGCTATCTTTGCCAGTGAAAACGAAAGCGGCTTCTGATCCATTATTAGTGCTGATAACAGATAACCGTGACATATTATTAATGGACTGAGTAACAGCACCGCTAAAATTAGCTGTCGCAGCCGTCAGCGTACCTGTCAGCGTCGGGCTGGCGGACAAAACCATCGAGCCAGTGCCGGTCACGCTGTTGGAAAGCGTCACGCCGCCGTAGTTGATCGGTTGCGGCAGTGTGACGACAGCGGATGTATACCCTGTCCGCGTCACAGAAAGCCAGTTTGTAGCGTCAGTAACGGCGTCGTTGACCATACGGAACGCCAACGTGCTGCTGGCGCTGGTGACTATGCTGTCCCAGATGTTTGCGTTTGAACCAGCGCCGCTTGTCTTCCAGCCATAAGCTGAGTTTGCGGCATCCGCGACAAAGCAGGCGGCGGTGCCACCACCTGTTCCGCCAGTGCTTTTGACAATACCGCTGAAATTCGCCGCCGCAGCCGTCAGCGTCCCCGTCAGTGTCGGGCTAGCACTCAGCACCATATTGCCCGTGCCGGTGACGGCATTGGACAGGGTGACGCCGCCGTAGGTAATAGCCGCGTCAAACGTAGCTGCGCCAACGTGCCTGCTCGTCGTGCCCACCCACAGGGCCTTCTGCATCGAAATGCCGCCCGCCGTGATAATCGAGCCTGTCGTTGCGCTCGTGGCATCAGTGGTAAGCGTGGAACTCACGCCCTGCGCGAAGACAATCCGGGCCGTGGTAGTGGTCTGCCCGTCCTTCGTGATCGCCGTGCTAAGGCCCGTAGCCAAGTCCGCCGTCAGCGCATTGAACGCCGTGGACGAAATGACTGTGCCAGTGACGACAGGCTGGCCTGCCGTGTTAATATTAAAGGTGCCAGAGCCATTGTAAGACAAGTTGCCTACTCCATCGTTATGGCATAAATATGCCGAATTAAAAAAATTACTCTTCTGCCGCCAAAGCTGGTGTTGCAGCATAACCTATTGCACCGCCAGCAGCAGGGCCATAAGCCTTTAATGCCTCAAGCATTTTCGCAGTTCTCATTGCTTGTAATTTTTGAGCAGAGCTAGGACCGCCGCGCACAAGGGCAGAAAGGGCTTCCACGTTTGCTTGGGTGCCAGAAGCAGCGCCCCTCTTGGCAGCTTCGCCCATGCCCGCCAAAACATACGGGCCTGCAGGCCCCATAAGATGGCCTAAAACAGTAGTGGCACCAGCAGACACAGGGCCGCGAATGGCAAACTTGCCTAGCAGCTTCATGGCGTTCTGCACATTAGAGCCCTTGGCGGCCAGTTTAATCGCCCCCTGCTCTTCAGGCGTAAATTGAGCCATTTTTTTAGCGTTTTTAGCTAAGTTGGCAAAACCACGTTGTAACGCTTGTTCTGCTCCCGCCTGGCTGTAATTAGCACCAGCCGTAATGTCTGCGTTATCAATTACATTCTGTATGGTTGTCGCCTTTTTCATTGTGCGCCAAGCGTCTCTGGCTTGCCTAAGAATTTCAGGGCCAGTTTTGTCAGCCGCACCCGCAACGCCAACAATATCTGCGTCGTCCAAATCATCCATAAAATCAGTTATGGCTTGAGAAATTTTTCCGCTTAGAGCGCCGTCAGATGTCCCATAATTTTTTGCAACATTTCCTGCTAATCTGCGGGTTGTTTCTAGTCCGACAAGCGTAGAATTAGATTGTGGTAATTTTGTTATTTTTGTTACAACAGATTTTGCCGTCTTGTTGACAGACGGATCATATCCAAATTCAGTTGCAATTCTTTTTACTTCCTTAGACAGCCGCGAAAGCGCGTCTTTGGAAATAATTACGTTCTTATTTGGGTCTTGGAAAACCTCGTCAAAAAGGTTTCCGCCAGCTTGTTTATATTGAGCAATGGTCGGGGCAACCTCATCGACAACAGATGGCTGGGCCGTGCCTGACAAAGCTCTGGCTAATGATGAGCCTGTGCGCTTAACAAGGCCAACACCAACAGGAGCAAGAAGCGCCCCAGCAACTCTCGCGGCTGGCTCGGCGGCTGTTCCTTTAGTGGCTTGCCCAGCAGCCTCTGACGCCACAGCGGGGATAAACGTACTTGCGAGACGCGGGACAAGGCCCTGCGGCCCCATGACCATTCCCGGCGCAAACTGCCCCATGGTACGAGAGTATTCGCCCGCGACGGTCTGCGGTTCATGATAGCCTCCGACAAGATTTGAAATGCCTCGATTAAGGGCCTCGCCGGAAACAGGCGATTTAGGTAATTCTACATTTGCGCCGGTTATCTTGTTAGCGAGCGCGGTCAGGCCGGTGTCCATGACATCAGAAATGGTGCCAGGCAATCCAACCAGACCTGCAACACCTTCCGAAAGCCCTGTCAAACCTGACTTGGCAACGTCTTTAATTGTCTCTAAGTCAAATTTAGATTGAGAAAGTGTTTTTTTGCGCTGTTGCGTTTCAACGGGCTCTCCAAGTATTTCATCTATTGATCGCTTAGGTTCAGGCCCTAAAATTTCATCTATTGTAGCCATTATTCTGCCCATCCTTTTTGCTTAAGGATTGCAGCTGCGTCATCTCTAGTTATTTTTCCAGCTTTATAAGCATTGGCAACTTCAGAAGCTGAATTGTAATTTTTGTTACCCCCAAATTGATTTGAAACGCCGGGTATAGAATTTCTAAATTCTTCTCTCACAACATCTGGTGACTTAGCCGCAGCATCCATTTCCATTTTTAACTGAGCGACGGCAGCCGCGTATTGTCCCTTAGACCACGCATTTTCCAAAAGCTCTCTAGCATGCTCTTTGTCGCTAACAGTGGGAACACCGCTAGGGTTAATTGCACGAGCATATGTGTTAATAAGCGAATTTGTGGCAACACCCAATTTAACAACATTGGGATCGCCAGTGCCTTTTGCAGCAGCAATAAGAATAGAATTAAGAGATGGGAAAGAAGTTCTGTCAACTTTTGCAGATGCTTCCAAAGCCAAGGGCATTAATTGTTTAGCTTCAGAAACAGCCATACCAATGTTAGCAGAACGAGTGCCAAGAGTTCGCTCCCCTGCTTTGGTGCCAAAATACCGAGCGTTAACTGCGGCTATATCGCCACCAGACATTCCATTTTCTTTGGCAATTTGAGTCATTTTGCTTCGCAAAGCGACTCTATTGGCAGCGCCCGTCGTACCATAACCAAGTCCAGCAAATACTGATGTGTCACCGGCCAAAGCCTGTCTCGCCATAAAATCCAAATCTTCTGGACTAAGTTTTGCGTTAGAACTTCCACCCTCGCCGCCAGCAACTCTAATTGGCGACGTAGCAAGGCGTTCATATTCCCCTGTTTCAGGATTAAATTGTTCCGTTATTTCCGTGTTACCAGATTTGTATGTTCTAGTTGATGGCGGCTTTGGTGTTTCCGCTTTACGTTGAGTAATGTTTTGACCGTATGTGTCCGATTTTGGGTTGCCATCAACAAGCACACCGTCAACAACAACGGGGTTAGGCAACTTATCTTCTCTATTGGCTTTAATATCAGCAGCCTGCTGCTGCATAACTTGCGGCATAAAGGCATTATAAACAGACCGCGATGTCTCGCCGCCCTGCATAAGCGGGGCAAGTTTCTGCATTTGCTCCTGCGGTGTCGTGGCACGACCAGCAACAGTTGCAAGTTCTGGGCGGGAAACGCCCGGGAGTGCCACAGAAGCAGCAACATCTTGCGGTCCGACCTGTCCGGGCAGGCTTGGAACATTAATGTCAAAAGAAGTCGGGGCGGCAGGCTGCTTAGACAGGGCAAGCTGCTGAAAATCCGGCAATGCGTAAAAGTTTTTAAGGGCAGCCTGCGCCATTTCTTGATCGGACTTTTTAAGATCAGCCTCATCAGCCGCCGACTTGCCAGAAAGGTAAGACCCGCCAAAGCTGGTCAGGGCCTTGGCAAGAGCGCCATAGGGCGACACGGGCGCGGTAATGCCGCCAGCCGTGGAAACCGGCATTTCCTGCTGGGACATTTCCATCAGCATCTGAGCCAGCTTCTGCTGGCGAGCAAGTTCCGCAGAACGGCTGGTATAATCGCCAGAAATTGGTGCAAACAAAGAAACCATTAGAATAATCCTCTCAGAAATCCGCCCGGAGAGAGACCCGCTCCGGCAATGCTACCAATGCCGCCCATTAAGCCGCCATATCCCTGCATCTGAGCATTATAAGCTGCCGTATCGTAATTGCCCTGATTGGTCGCCGCCTGGAATATCGGGGCGGCCCCGATCTGGCCGCCGCCCGTGTATTGCTGGAACTGAGGCGTCTGTATCTGGGCACCGCCCAGCAGGGCCGCGATTTGGTTAAGCGGCTGGTTGTACTGAGCAAGCTGCTGCTGGTAAGCCTGCAAGGCGGCCTGATTGCCAAACTGGGCACCGCTCAGGCGCTGGTTAAAGTCCTGCGCCGCAGCCTGATTGTACAAGCCCGCCGAAGTGCCAGCCTGACCGTAATTCTGGCCGATAGCCTGATTAGCAAGCTGCTGCGCCCCCAAGCCCTGCCCATAGTTCTGGGCAATGGCGGCGTTACGCGCTTCATTAGCCTGCAAGCCCTGACCAAAGTTCTGGCCGATGGCCTGATTGGCGAGCTGCTGGGCACCAAAGCCCTGCCCGTAATTCTGAGCAATGGCCTGATTAGCCATCTGCTGTGCTGTAGCAGCCTGCCCAAAGCCCTGCCCAAGGGCCTGATTATACAGGCCAGCCGCGCCAAGGGCCTGATTATAGCCCTGCTGATTAGCCCCAATATCAAGGTTAAGGCCCTGCAAAGCGGCTTGGCTTAGAAGGTCATTTTCCTGCTGCTGCTGCTCACGCATGGCATTATTCCACGCCTCGGAGCCGGGGGTAATGCCCTGATTGGCAAGCTGCTGGGTAAGGGCCGCAGACCGCTGGGCGATCTGGGGCTGCAGGCGGTTCATAATGGCCTGCTGGCCTGTCGTGCCCGCGTTTACTGGCATGGCCGCGACGCCAGACAAGTTTAGGTTAGTCTGAAGGTTGTTGTATGGGTTGGCATTAACGCCCTGAGCCTGCCCGTAAGCCCCGGCGTTAATGCCAGTAGCCTGCCCATAATCAGCGGCATTGACGCCCTGCGCCGTGCCATACTGGTTGGGGTTAACGCTACCAGCCATGCCCTACATGCCCATAGCCGGGCCGTAATTCATGGGCATCTGCTGCCCAAGCGAAGTCTGTATGCTGGGGCCTTCGTATTGAAAAGGCGTGCCCATGATGTTCTGGGCAGTGCCAATGGCGCTTTCGCCAAGACCCGACAGCTTCTGAGTAATGCGCTGCTGCGCCTCAAGGGCGGCCTGCGACTCAGGCGTCAGGGTCTGGGTAACGGTGGGCTGAAGATCGCCCGCGCGGGTAAACTGAGAAATGTCAGGGGCAGCGCCTGAAATGTCATTGCCGTATTCGTCAGTCTGGCCCTGCGTATTGCGCCAGTTCTGCATGGCCTGATCGTAAGCCTGCTGGTCAACAATAGGCGACGACGAATAGGTAACGGTCTGTTTGCCGTAAGGGCTGATGATATTCGGATTATTGAGGATAGCCGTCTTCTGGGCAGCCTCAACGTTGGCCGCCGCCTGCTGCGTGGCAGACTGCTGGTAATTCGGTGCCGGGGGAGGACTAGGCTTGCCCATAACTTTCTCCTAAATACTTACAGTCAGCCTTTTTCAGCGTGTACAAAACAATGTCGCCGTCCGGTGCTGCGTCAGTAATCCTTGCTTCTTCTATGAACCCAACTTTTTTCACAAAGGAATTAATCTTTTCGTTTCCGCTACTTATCGGGGCTATCGCCTTTTCAATGCCGCAAGTAATGAAACCATACCTAAAGATTGCTCCTAAAAACGCCCTAGTAATCCGGCCTTTAATTGCCAAGTGAACTACTAGAGATTTACCATTCCAATTCTCGTAAATGACACCGGCTTTTAACCCGGCGTCGTCTTCTAATCCTATTGCAGTGCTGGTGTTCGGGCTAAAAGCGCCGTTCATCTGCATTGCAACCCAATGGCCCACTGCTGGACCGCTAACTATACGCCCGCCCATCCGGTCTGATACACCACATCTGTTGAGGCCCATTGAATCTGCAGGCCGCTGCTGGCCGTCTTCATCTGAAGAGCGCCGCAGTAGCCAATGCCAGTAATGCCAAGCCATGTGTTCTGGATCGCAAGATCAGCGCCCCAGATGGCTACGTCCCAAGTGCTTGTAACAGCGTCCCAAACGCCATACGCCGAGCCGGTAAATGTGACCGGAGCGGTGGTGTCAGACGTATCAAAGTCAATATTCATGCCGACGCCGATAGTCGGGTCGCCGTTGGTAAAAATGCTGGGTCTAGCGCGGGTGAAATACTTTTTAACGCCACGCGAGCCAAAGTAATTGAACGCCTGAAGCGTCTGAGTAGTGATATTGTTAGTGTAGTCCGTATAATTGTCGTCCCAAGCCTTGCCAACGTATCCATCGGAGCCAAAGTAGGGGTCGTCTGAGAATATCTCCCAACAATAGGCCGCCCAACCAATAAACTGGCACCAAGACTTTGTAATGGTGTTCATAACGTACTGTTGCTGCTGGCCGTCACCCACCGGGACATTGATCCAGACGGCATTGTTCTTAGCCGTGTAAACGACTTGCCAGCCGCCAGCCGCATGGTTACCGCCGTATGCCGTTGCGGCCGCCGTAATCGCGCCCTGTATCTTGTCAGACAAGGCCACGCGGGGGTCTAGGCGGCTGGATTGCAGGGACGCGGCCATAGGCATAAGGCCGTCATACGTCAGGATTAGTAGATCGCCGCCCCATTTAAGCATACAGCGCGTTCCGACAGGCGAGCCTAACTTCCAATTGCCAATCAATGACCATGTAGCCGCGCTGGCCGGGTCGGTGCCCCGGTACACAATGACTTCGCCAATGCTGGTAATGAACGCCAGGTTGTCATCAACGCCATAACCGGCATCCAGCGTCCAAGTGTCTAGATCGACTAGATGACCGCCAAACTTGGCAATTGAACTCATATCAATGTATTGGGCCGCGCCGCCAATTGAACTGGTCGGAAGATACCAAGCCTTTAACGTGTATTGCTCAATGAACCAAATGCGGTTCTTAAACAGCGTAATATTGCACAAATCAGCAGACGTAACGCCAGTAATAGCCGGGTTAGTCCACGTTGTGCCGTTGTATAAGAGCGCGGAATCTTCGCCATTAACAGCCATCAAATAGCTGCCGCCAGCGGTAGTTATGTTGATGTATTCCCAGATGCCATTGGTCAGGCCCGTAACAACCGGAGCGCCAACCGCGCCTCCGGCAGTAACATCATAGATTTTGCCCGCGCTGGTGACGGCAAACATTTCTGTGCTGTTACCGTCGTTATAAACCATCAGGGTCTGGACTTTGCCGTCTAGCCCCGTGGCGTGCTTGGTATAGCCGCCTCGCATGGTCAAGTTGCTGACTGTGGGGAACATGTTAATGAGCGTTACGGCGTCCGTAGGCTCCATATTGGCAAGGCTGTCACGCGCGTTCCAACCGCCCAGCGGGGCGGGCAGTGACTGCACTTGAGCCACTGTACCTTGGACCATTGCGCGTGGGCTAATTGCCATATCCGGTATCCGGTATGTTGTCCCAGCCAATCAAAACGGTGCCCGGACGCGGCGCAAACGACAGGTTGGCCGCCGAGGTGTCCTGAGCAACGGAAGTCTCGAATTCCTGCAGATAGTCCCGGTAAAGAGCAGTTGTATCAAAGCCCTTAGCCTGGAAATACTTGAGCTTGGTCGAAAGGACCATAAGCCGGTCAGGATAGATGCAAGTGTCGTTGTCATTCGTAAAGCTGTTCTGGACAACGCCGGTAGGCGAGCGCGCCCAGCCCTTGCTACGGTACTCAAAGCCCAGATATTCGTTAGTCGAATTGCCCGGCCAAATCTGGAAATAGCTGCCATACAGACGCCAGCGGATCCGCGGGCCAGTGCTGATAAAGCCGCTTAGAAGCCATTCCCACTGCTGGGCGCTTTCCGGGCCAAGCATTTCCCAATGCTTGCTCTTGTCCCACTGAGTGCGAGGAACAATGCTGTCGTAATCGGCGGGAAGGTCATATTTGACCTTCTGGAAGTAAATGGTCCCGCCGGTCACAGCCTGAGCAGAATACTGCGAGACTGTGACCTGAGTGGCGGAATCAACGCTGCTGATAAACGTGGCGTTGGGAAAACCAGTCCCGACCACCATGTAGCTTGTATCAAGCCCAGCGGTGGACGGGATGTTGGTAATGGTCAGGCTAGATGTCGTGTAATCGCCGGTAGTGGTCGTGTATTCAGTGAAAAAGCTATGAGGCATGGTTAGCTCACGCCAATCAGCCTTACGCAGCAATTCGTATCCAGAAGCGTTCATCAACGCTAAAATCTGGATAACGTCTTGGTTCGTATTGCCCGCTACCGTTGTCGGTGTTGGAATGCCTAATTCATTGGTGACCTGTTGCACCAACTGAAGCATCGTCGTACTGGACATCTACATCTTCCTTGCGAGGCCGCCCCGGCTTGCGCTGAGACATGAGCGCGGCCATCTGGGCCTTTAGCTCATCAAGCTCATTACGGGTCTTTGCCAATTCAGATTCGCTGACAGACTGGTTTTTGCGCGTCAGATAAGACCTAGCGCGTTCACGAAGGCCAGCGGCACCCATGCCAATACGCTGAAGCTGGGCATCGGTAGCCGTTGCGACCTGTTCTACAGTCTGGAACTTGAGAATCTGCAATTCAGCCATTTGGCTATCATTGAGATCGTTAGGAGCATCCTTGTTCCATTCGGTTAGCTTAGTGCCGATAACCTGACCGTCGCTATTCTGAGACTGGAAATAAAGCCACTGACGAATAAACCGTTCCTTATGATGTTCACGAACGGGCTGCTCAATGATGTTAGTCTTATCGCCGGGCACCATAATTCTCACAAAAGGCGTGTCCTTAAACGGGGCCTTGTCGTACATGTAGAACTCTACATGCAGATGAGAATCGGCATTAGCGATATCGCTATCCAAAGGCATAAATTACTCCTTATGTGGAAGACAGGGCGCAAGTGACAACCCAGGTGGTCGCGGAAGTGCCAATGCAAATCGCGGTCTTGGTTGTGCCAAGGGCAACGCCAGTGGAACCGGCAACAGCCGCGTTCATGGTGACGCCAGAGGTTTCGTTGGTATAAATCTGCAGGGTCGAAGCGCCGCCATTATAGACGAACACCAGAGCGCCAGCTTCACACGGGGGCAGCTTAACGCCAGTGCTGGCAGCAGTCGTGCCAATGGCGTTATAGACAGCCGAAAGCTGCAGGGCAGTGGCCTGGGTCGAACCAGTCGCGGTCAGGGCGGTAGCGCCGTCACCGGCAATGGAAATGGTCGCCAGCGGCGAGTTACCAGAAGCAAGAATTCGGGAAGGAATGGACATATCTATATCCTTTATGAAGGGTTTCTGACGTAAAACGTCGCATAAGGACAGGCCGCGCCTTCATCCGAATGCTCGTACTTGATTTCATATGTGGAGAATTGATTTCGCCACCATTCGCTAGGGAAAACGGATAGATGAAGCGGGTGGCCGATCAACTGACCCATACTATCATCGAATAGGGCTATTTTGAAATAGCAGCTATCGACACAATCCATAATATTTTTAATGACATCAGGCACATCGCTAGGGGCAATATGCTCCATGACATCAGTGCAATATCCGATGTTTCCGCTAACGCCGATGGGCTTCGTCAGATCAGCCACGGTAAATGGCAAATTATTGCCTTCATCCCGGCAATTGTCAGCAAAATCAACGAGTTGCACTGAACAATGGGTTAGGTCGGCAATCTTTTTACCGCCCCTGCCCGTGCCGCATCCAAAGTCAACAATGACATCTGTCAGCTTAGGGTCAGCAATTTCAATAAAATGCTCGGCAAACATCTCGCCGGGGGCTACGTCTCGGTAAACATCCGTGCCCCATAGCGTCTGATATTTCTCAATTTCAGACATAGGCTTAGGCGGCTCAGACATGGCCTTGGCAATGGCCGGGAGCAGGCCATGGCCGTGGACCTGGATGATCGCGTCCGCATCCGCAAGCTGCTGGGCAGCCGTCTGGAATTCCATAGCCTGCCGGGCCATCCAGGGGGCGGCAATATACTCTTTGCCGTTCACCCAATAGCTTTCGCGGGGATCGGCGTCATTGGCAGGCTGGGAATAGGCATGGCCCTCGCCCGCCTTGGAATAACTAGAATCAAAGCCATAAAGGTGAATATTGCGATACCCCATGGCAAACGCGATGCTCATGGCCTGCAAGCCAACAGTAGTACCGCCACCAATAAGGGCGCAGGGCCGCTCTCCAATGTATTCTTGAATGCCGGGGTAGGCCGGGTGCCAGACGGTAACGTCATAGCCTTCTAGGGCCTCAAAAACGCCCGTGCTGCACTGAGACGCTATCAGGTACTTTGTAGCCTTGTTGGGCTGAATAAAGCCCTGATTGTGCGCCCTAGCGTCCAAAAGCACAAAGTAGTCAGGGATAATATCAACGCTAGCCAAAGCCGGAAGTGTGCCATTAACGGCAAAAATAGCTTGTCCTGCGTTTTTATGCCCGGCAACCATGGGGAGCAGCGGCTTCATAGAAGGGCCGCCCCCCACAATTACTGCTACCCCGTCGTGCGGCTCTGAAAGCTGCAACCACGGAAGATCACGAGCAACGGCAGCAGTTATGTTGCCGAAAATCTCGTGATCCTCCGTGTTGCACACAACGGGAATCGTATCGTCAAGATTAGACGGTACGATCATTAGGTGATCGCGCCCTGCAGATGCGGACGATTGATCGACACGATAACAGTCGAAACAGTCGAAGCAACGGTAGCAAGGTTGGCCGAACGGGCACCCAGAACCTGCTTGCCAGAAGCAGCCGTGGGCATAACGCGGCCCACAGTGGCAGACTGGTAAACGGGAACCTGGGCGTTGACGGCCACGGCGGTCTTCTTGACAACCGCGAGGCCGCCAATCTGATACCAACCGAACAGACCGGCGGTGCAAGCCGACATAGCAACGGCCACCGGAGTCGCCTGATTGGCCGTATTGGCCGACAGGGTGGTCTGATAGGTCGTGGCATTGTAGGTCACAAGCGAGCCAACCACAGTGCTGGCAACGCCAACAAGCAGAATGAACTCACCTTCGCCATAGGTGGGGTCGAACGCGCGGCAAACCATGCCAAGCGTCGCCGGGGGCGTGGGAATGGCAGAAGTGCCATTCGCCATCGTCACGCCGGAATCAGTATTCGCAATCTGGAGAAGTCCAGCGCGATTTTCAGTGAACGAGTAAGCCATGTAGTTTCTCCTTTAAGCGTACAGAACACCCTGGAACTGTGCGCCAGAGCAGGTCAGATTGCCCGCCCAGCCGATCAGCTTCACGATAGCGTCCTGGTTAACCGCCTGGCGCTCGCCGCCAATCGGAACAAAGTTGCGATCAACATGCGGGCGGAACATCAGGTACTTGGTGTTCAGGAACCACATGTGATTGGCAGTCGCGGCATTACCGATACCACCGTCCAGCACAACGTCCGACGCCATACCAGCGCCATAGTACTTCAGCGAGGCAAAGCCAGCGCCAGCCATCGACGAACCGGAGTCCGAGATGCGCTGGATGGACTGCAGCGACTGCAGATACAGGCGATAGTAGTTATTGTCGGCCACGATCAGGTCAGGCTTGTCCGTACCACGGATCAGCTGCACAGCCACGGCATCCATATACTGCTGGATGTTCGAGGCAGAGACAGCGGCACCGCCGTTGGTCACGCCAGAATAAGCGACAGACTGCCAGAACGAGAACGACGCGCGGTTGATGCCGCCGTAGGTGCCCGTCGAGGGAGAATCCGGGACCGCAGCAGCAAGGCCGGTAATGTTCTTACCGCTGTTGCCAGTGCCGTCCAGATAAATGTCGCCGCCGATACGGTTCGCAAGCTGCGCTTCCGCAACATTCATACGACCATCCAGAAGGTCGATGATGGCTTCCTTACCGGAATTCTGGATCATTTCCAGACCGGAGATCGTCACCGCCGAGGCATACTGAGTGATCGAGAACTGAGCAGCCGAGATGGGGCTGTTCTGCGACACGTTCAGCACTTCATAGCCGCTATAGCTATTGGTGTTGTTGGTGCTGGAATCGTTGTACATGATTTCCTGCAGGATGACGTTACCGCCACTGAAGGTCTTCACGTTACCGCGATCCTTAAGACGACGAAGCAACGCATTGTTGTTCGTCACGTTGTCGGCCAGTTCACCACTGCGGCTCTGAATGTTGGTCGCAATGATGTCGCTGATCGAGCTATTGGCAAAAGCCATTTTTAAGCTCCTTTAAAGTTGGTTGACATCAAAAGCGTTCATTAATGCTGTCGAATTGTTCGAGCAGCATTGAACGCCTATCTTGCGCTTTGGTCGTTGTTGTACGATTTCCGGGTGTGGAACTCTTAACGCTAACCGCTGCTGCCTTAGCCGCTTTCGCAGCCCGATTGGCCGATTCCCTCTTAGCGGCTTCAGCGTCGGCCTGTGAGCGTTGCTGAGTCTGCTGGAAAAGTTCATCGTTAAGGCGAATAGCCTTTTCATAGGCTTCGTCGAGCGTCTTAGCCACACCGCTCTGTAGGAGCTGGATCATGGTCGGACGCGCTTCTTCGAAATACTCTGCCTTGGTAGCGAAGTTATTGATTTCACCCAGCAGAGTTTGGTTTTCAGCCTGTTCCTGCTGCTGTTTGAAAGTCAAAATCTCGCCCCGAACGTTGTTTAGTTCGTTCTGGAGAGCATAATAATTTGGGTCAATGGGAGCAGCGCCCTGTGAGACGCCCCCCATATCACCCAAATCAATACCGTACTGCCTAGCCAGATTGGCTAGATAAGCCCGCTTCTGGTCCGGCGGGTTATAGCGAAGGGCGTGGTCAGCCTCCATGAGCGCCTTGATCGCGCGGGGGGCATCAATGCCAAGACCCTGAATAGTGTTCATATAAGGCTGGATAGCCTCATTAATCTGATCGGCAAATTGCGCCTTAGTGCGAAGCGGCTCAATGCCTGCCCGCATTTCTTCCTCGCGCTTGTAAGCATATTCCTGCAGGCGGGGGTCGGCGGTCTGCCAAACTTCGTGATAATCGCGCTTCCAGGAGGATGGCGGGCGCTTCCAAACAGGCTCTTCGGCGGGCTCGGATTCTTCCTGGGCCTCTTCTTTAGCAACAAACTTGCCGTTTGCGGCCCGTGGCTTAGTTTCTTTTTCTTCTGACTTTACGTCGTTTTCAACTTCGTCAAACTGCTGGGCCAGCAATTCCTTGCGGTCTGTAACCTTGTCTTCTTCGGTCCTGATCTGATCTTGGGTGTCCAAGTTCATCGTCTCCTTAGTTGATCCAAAACTCTGTCGCATTCACGATCAGAGACATTCCAAAGCTGCTCCCGCAGGATTTTAATGCGCTTTTCTCTGGACATCGGCGCAGGCTTGCGCGTTTCCATCTTTTCATTGCCGATTTCGATGCAGTTATGCTTACGCAAATGCTCTCTATGCTGAGAACGCGAAGTAATCATTGTGCCATCGGCCATGCTTTTATAAGGCTCGATGTCCTTAATAATGCTGTAATGGGTCTTTTTACTTTTCTTTTCTTCACGAACCCAGACAAGTTCGCCGTCAACATATTCGGCCAACTTGCCTTTTTTGTCGTAAATCCATTTAGTATGGGTCATAGCAACACCAGCAAGTCTTCGTCTTCAATCTCTAAATACAGATTCCAAAGACGCTCAACGCGGTCTAAATCTTTGACAAACTTATCAAAGTCAACACGCGGGCGCAATACTTCCTTTTTACTTTTGCTAGTCTTGGCCTTTACCTCAAAACCCGCCACCAGTTCTTCAGCTTCTTCAGGCTTTCCTTCAACAATACGTTCATAGGCAGCAATAATCTTTTCACGATTACGCGCAACTCTTTGAATTTCCTCATCAAATAGCTTTTTGCGCTTTTTGATGTAATCACCATCATGGGTATCAATAACAATGATGGGCGCTTCCCCAATCTGGAAAGCGTTGTTCTGGAAGGCATCAACCTGAAAGGCTGTAATAGTTGCCAATGGTTAGCTCCAAAGCGCCGTGGTCGCCATGTTAGCCGTCGAATACCATTGGGTGCTGCTTACCGCGATAAACTCCATCCAACCGGACGTTGGAATGGCGATTGAGGCATTAGTCGCCAAAGCATCAATCTTTCCGCCAGAGGCAGGATAAGCGTTAATGGTATTGGCTCCACGGTTAATGATTACAAGCCTTTGGCCCAAAACGCCTGCAGGCAGAGTAACGCCAGACGGGGAACTGGCCGCCGTCGTAACCACGTTTAGATCGCTTGTGAGCGCCCCCTGCCCCTGTGCATTAGTTCCGGCTGTCACGGTAGCCGAAGTCTTGTAAACCGATGTGGTGCTATGGGAGATCACCCCAGCGCCTTTACCAGCCAGGATCAGGTTTTCATCCGTAGCAGACGATATGGCGCTAACCGTAACCCCGCTTCCGGCTGCCGCAGCGGCAATTTTGACGCCCGTGGCCGCACTGGCCGCCGAGGCATCAATGATAAGGCTGGGATTTGTTGTGCCATTAGGGCCAACGACAAAGGCATTGGCAGAAGTCGAAGAGATTACTTGGGCCGCCGTAAACGTCTGGGCGGTGCCAAGGCCAGCCAAAGTCGTCGTACCTGACGGAAGCGTCAACGTACCGCCGCTTGTAGCCGGGGCGTTCAGGATAGCTGTCCCGCTAGTAGCCCCGGATAGCTTAAGATTGCCGCTAGAAACCGTCAGCGACGTACCATCAGTCGTTGCCCCGCTAATGCCACCCAAAGCACCGGCATTGTTGTATTGAATCTGAGTCGTGCTGCCGCCCACCGTTCCGGCGCTACCGGCCACGCTAAATGCCCAAGAAGCATAGGGACCGCCCGTTCCGCCAACCGTATCAACATTCAAAACAAGTTGATTGTTACCAACACCGTCAAAGCTAGTAATAACGCCTTCGACATAATTGGCAGGGTTGGTGGTGTAAGCCGCCCGGACGCGGGTGCCAACAGTAAACGCAACCTGAGTATAAGTATAATTGGTAGTAAAGGTTTTAGAGCCAGTTGTTAGAGCAACAGATGTTGTCGAAGTCAGGCCATAATAGCCAAGGCCAATTTGAGTAAGCTGAACAGCCGTAACAATAGCGCAGGGCGTTTCTGGGTATGCCGGTGTGGTAGAAGCAGCAATAGTTTTTAGGTTGACAGACGTATTTGCTGGCAACCACATAAGCTGGAAATAATCGCCAGCAGTAACATTCAAAACATAATTGATAGCGGCAACTGTCGCGCCGTCTATGCCGCCGTGTGACCCCGTAATTGCATAAACAGTATTGGTGTCAGCTACGTCAGTTCCGTTTTTACGAAGCCAAACCTGAACATCATAAATAGTAGAATTTGTATTAATAAATTGAAGTGAATACTGAATATTGTAAACGCCTGTATTAGCAAACGTAATACGACTGCCAGAAGCAATGCTTACGCCGTTGCTATTGGGATCAGTTTGCCCAAGCAAAACCGCCGTGCCAACAGTCGTGCTGCCGGTCTGTGTAGCAGTCGTATCGTAAAATGAACCCCAATAACCCGGCGATCCAACAGGCGTTGTAACGCTAGACCAAGTAGGCGTGCCAGAACCAGTAGATTGCAAAAAGTAACCAGCCGTTCCCGCCGCACTATAAGCCTGGGCCGTGCCAGTGCCATACACAACGCCGCCAGCCGTAGGCATGTCAGTCGTGTTTGTGCCGCCATTGGCTATTGGCAATGTACCAGTAATGTCATGTTCGTCATTCCAATTAGAAGGGCGAACTACGCTCGTATCCGTGCCGTCAGGCACAATCGAAACAAACTTATGAGTTAGCGAAATTGTCACTGGATTGTACCCTGCGGAATAGCCTGAACAGGTTCAACACCAATCGCACGCCCGTCAGGCCCGCGCACCACGCGCTTGGGCGCGTTGGCCGCCTGAAGTACATCGTGCAGCTTTTGCATCGACTGGCTGTGCATCATTGCCATGTTGTTATGGGCCTCCGCCATCCGGTCCATAGCCTGACGGACATTATCGCCAAGCTCTGCCGTGATCGTCTCCGCAGCCGCCTGCTGGGCCTCAATGGCCGGGATGTCCATGCCCGGATTGGCCGAGATGCGGGCCACCATAATCTTGGTCGCCGCCTCAAGCTCAGTCTTCCAGCGGTCAAACTGTTCCTGAGCCGCCAGTTCCTGCATCTTGAGCTGGGCTTCATGCTGCTGACGCTGCGTTTCTAGCTGGGCCTCCAACTGAGCCTTCATCTGCTCGATCTGAACGTCCGCCTGCATCCTGGCCTGCTGGCTCTGCATGTCGGCCTGAACCTTGGTCTGCTCCATCTGCTGCTGGGCCTGTATCTTCTGCATTTCAGGCGAAGGCTGCGGGTTCTGCGCTTTCTGCTTGCTGGCCTCAATCATCTGCTGCAATGCAGCATCAATCGTGCCCTCAATGATAGACGCCTGCTTAAAGCCGCCAATGCCAAACTTCATCATGTCCATAAGCAGCGGCACCATCTCCGGCGAAGCCTGACCCGCCGGGACAGCCTCACGCAGGAAGTTGGAGAACGCATTCATAAATTCCATGCGGTCCTGCTTGTTCTGGTTTTCGTCAAGCTGGACAAGGCTGTCTGCTGCGACCTGAATACGGAACGAACGAAGGGGGTTATCCTTCATTAGCTGAATGGCCTGCGGGATCATCTGCCGGTCGGCGGGCGACATCTGGTCAGCCGCCGCAAGCCTCATGATCGTTTCAGGCTGGAACTTTGTGCAAATGATCTGCGCCTTGAGACGGAGGAGGTCGCTTGCAAAGAGCGCGACGCTTTCCTGCATAGCTCGCAGTCGCAGTCCAGCATATTGCCCCTTAAGCTGCTGGGCCGTGGCCGACTCAGAAGCCGCACCAACACCGCGCAGAATGTCTGAAATGCCCGTAATTTCATAAATCTGCCCCTTAATGTTGGCCTGAGCCTGGTAACAGTTAATGAGCGCGGAGGCCAAAGTCTCAATGGGAAGTAGGTCGATAGAACCCTTCAGCCCACCCTTCTCACTAAAGGCCATCCATTTATCGACGGGGACCAACGTATTGTTGTCTCCCTCGGTCAACAAACGCTGCAGTGCGGGCTGAGAAGCGTCATACACACCACGGACGCGCAGGGCTTTCACCAGACCGTCAATGCGGTCTGTCAGGATGTCCAGCTCATTGGCCTGATCCTGATACAGAATAAAGTCCGGGACAGGCACAAGGCTGTCGCTCGTCGTAGTAGCGTAAAGGGGCTTGGCGCACGGGAAGAATCCTTCCAGATTTAGCGGGTCATCCCGCTCATCCAGAAGATCGGCCCAATTGTCCATGAACCAGTAAACCTTGCCGGTTTCCTTGTCCCAAAGCTCGCAAATCTTAGCCTTGTCATTAGGCTTTTCGCGCTGGCCGTACTTGGTCAGGCCGTCCGGGCTGCTGTTGAACGGAATCTTCTTGGCAATCTTCTTGCCAAACCGCTCCGTCACGGCTTCCTTGGACATATAAACCCAACGCCAGACCTGAGTTACTTCTTCCCAAGTACGCGCGCTAGAATGGCCGAAATCGCGCCAATGAACGTAGTCTGTGGGGGCGCACTCGTATTCGATTTCTTCAGGCTGTCCATCATTACCGGCGGTTTGGTTATAGATGTCACCCGCTTCGCGGGCTTCGCCTTCTTCAATGTCTTCCGTGATTTGGAGGCCGTCATCTGGGATGTCCTGCTGTTTGATATGCGGGTCATAGCGCACCCACGCCACGCCGCGCCCGCCGAGGAACCTGTCCTCCACGGCATGACGCATAGACGAACGATAATCAGGGTAATGCTCGATTTCGTAATCAAGCGCACGCTGAATCAGCAAGGACGCAACGCGTCCGACAGGATCATTGTCGCCAAAGCGCCGAGAAACATCGGCCTTGGGCAGACGGGCATACACAGCCGGAACAAGCGTCTGGACGTTGGACCACAGAATGTTAAACCGCGCCGCGTCATTCGTCATGCCGGTGCCAGTGTTCTGGTCATCCCGGTAACGACGAATGATCTTGGTGGTACGCGCTTCCCACTTCTTGAATTCAGAATTGTAAGCGGCAACGCTGTTTAGCAGTCGCTGGACAGTCGAATCGACTTTTTCCAAGGCCATAGCTTAATTCCTTACTAACGTATTAACGACGCATCCCGCCCGGCGGCATCATGGGACGCGGGGGCATACCCTGCGGCGGCATGGCAGGCGGGGGACCGCCCATCGGGCCGCGCGGCGCTGGCATGGGCGCACCGCCCTGATTGGCGGGCTGGATACGCTGCAAGATCGCGGCCATTCTCTGTGGGTCAATAGGCATGGGGTATTCCTTTAATTATAAATTACGAGAAGATGCCGACTGCCATGACTTCTACGCCAGCGCCCGTGGTGATCTTCCACGCGCCGTTGGCCGACACAGCATTAAGTTCAATGTTGTACACGCCGGGGATTACAGACGCGCTGGCCGGGAGGACAGTATGCGTGAGAATGCCCGTACCCGTGCCATCGACAATCACAACATTGCCAGTCGCGCCAGTCGTGACCGTGCAGATCAGGCGATGCAAATAGTCGCCTACTGCGCCAGTCGGACCGAGAACCTGAGCGGTCTGGGACGCGGCCACATGCTCATACGGATACCTATACGGATAATTGACACCACTCATAGTCTAGCCCTTCTCTTAGGTTTGCTTGCCGCCCACATGTCGTTCAATGTCGCCGTATTGCCGGGACCAACAATAAGCGGACGGTCAATAATCAACGGTTTCTTGGAATCTTCACCACGCCACGCAATCGCCATCATGCGAAATGCGTCCGCAGGATGTGAGCACCAATTGTGCTTGGGCGTCGCGCGAAACGCCTTCTTGTCTTCATCATATTCGCGCTCATACTGCCGCAGAGCCTCAATGCCATCATTGCACTTCAGCTCGTCAAACCAGCATTTCGGCAACGTCATACGAACAGCCTGAATGCCGTCCTGAACGCCAAGATCAGGCACAACAGAAATGTTGCTCAGACCAAGAAATTCCGCCAGTTGTTCAATAACAGATTTGCCTTGAGCAGCCAGAGTTTTAGCACGGGCGTCGTGCGGGAGATAATGCTTACCGTAATGGTAAGGCTTCTCAGTGACGACCTTGGCAATATCTTCAATACTCGCGCCAGATACGGCGTAATAGTCAATAACGTGTATTTCATTGCGAGCCACCTGATACCACCAGATAGCCGTGTCATCACGATAGCCCAAATCCCAAGCCGTATAGGTCGGTATGCTAGGATCATACGGAACAGCCGTAATGCGGCCCTGGTCTGCCGCCTCTCTCATCTCTACGCCATAATACGCACCCAAAATCGCAGCCTCAAAGCTGCACTCATACTCCTGCATATACTGATCTGGCGTAATCTGCGCCCTAACAGCATCCAGTTCTTCTTGCGGCAATATCCCGCTATCCGTCGCCGTAAGCCTTAAAAGGAACCACTCTTTGGGGTTCTTCTTAGCGTCGGAATAAATGTCCCAAAACTGGTTCTTACCCTTCGGCGTACCACCGAAAACAGCCCAGCCCTGCTTGTCAGACAACGTAGGACGAATGACATGACCCCATACAGAAGGTCTAAAATCACCATACTCGTCCATAAAAATACCGTCGAAACCCAAACCACGCATAGCATCGGCATTATCAGCACCAAACAGGCGAATGCGTGCGCCGGTGAGTAAGTCGATCTGCAGTTCCGCTTCATTTGCCGCCTTTGCAATGGGCTTGCTAAAACGCTTCAAATAATCCCAAGCCACGCTCTTGGCCTGGCTGCGATACGGGGCAATGTAACCAAATAACGGATTGGGCGACTTACACGTTACCGCCGCCCGGATAATGTCGTTTACCGCCGCAACCGTCTTACCAGCCCGGCGATGCGCCACAAGACATGCCCAACGCTGCGTCCGGTTGTGAAACGGCATGAACGCGGCACGAGGCGAATACTCAAGCTTTACTTCTTTTCTTGCCACGAAATAACCAGCTCCACAGGGCCTTCATCCGGGCCAGTTACTTCATTGCGGGCCAGCTTTGGCACATGATACTCAATCAAGT